TGAATTCTGTAAACTTATGATGCCTGACTTCATTGTTGGTAAGCATCATAGGATTCTAGCCGACTTATTGATGGATATAGAGCTAGGAAACAAGGATCGAGCGTGCGTAAACATCCCTCCACGCCACGGCAAGTCCCAATTAGTGTCTATTTTCTTCCCAGCGTGGTATTTGGGGCGTAATCCAGACAAGAAAGTGATGATGGTGTCCCATACAACTGATCTAGCTGTAGATTTTGGGCGTAAAGTACGTAACTTGATCTCATCCCCCGAGTATCAGGTAATATTTCCTACCGTAAAACTAGCCAGCGACTCTAAATCAGCGGGTCGGTGGAGTACAAGTATAGGCGGAGAGTACTACGCGTGTGGTGTTGGCTCTGCACTGGCAGGCCGTGGTGCCCACTTACTATTGGTAGATGACCCTCACTCCGAACAAGATGTTATCAACGGCAACTTTATTGTCTTTGAGAAGGCATACGAGTGGTTTACGTTCGGTGCTCGTACTCGTCTGATGCCCGGAGGTAGTGTAGCTATTATCCAGACTAGATGGCATATGGACGATCTAACAGGGCGTGTGGTCAAGGATATGACTCAAAACGAGCGATCTGACCAGTATGAGGTCATAGAGTTCCCCGCGATACTAGATATCGACGATAAAGATACCGGCAAGCCCGTACAGAAACCCCTGTGGCCTGAGTTTTTTGATCTGGAGGCGTTGCTACGTACGAAAGCATCTATGCCTGTGTTCCAGTGGAACGCACAGTACCAGCAACAACCTACCGCAGAAGAAGCCGCACTGGTTAAAAGAGAGTGGTGGAATGAGTGGGATTTAGAGAGACCGCCAGAGTGCGAATACATAATCATGTCGTTGGACTCCGCAGCCGAAAAACACAACCGCGCTGACTACACAGCACTTACTACGTGGGGGGTATTTCTTAATGAGGATACTTCAGCGTATAATATAATCTTGCTTAATAGTATAAAAGAGCGTATGGAGTTCCATGAGCTAAAAGAACTAGCTATGGATCAGTACACAGAGTGGGAACCAGACGCGTTTATAGTAGAGAAAAAGAGTTCAGGAGTTGCGTTATATCAAGAAATGCGGCGTATGGGGCTGCTTGTACAAGAATATACCCCCCATAGAGGTTCTGGTGATAAACTGGCACGTTTAAACTCTGTGTCTGATATTGTACAGTCTGGACTAGTGTGGGTTCCGCAGACTAGGTGGGCCGAGGAAGTAGTAGAAGAGATCGCTGGATTTCCTTTTATGAGTCACGATGACTTAGTGGACTCAACGGTGATGGCGCTTATGCGGTTCAGGCAAGGTGGATTCATACGCTTACCTACTGATGAGCCAGAAGAAATCAAATACTTTAAACATCGCGGCAGCGGGTTTTATTAAGAGGTTACAGAATGCCGATAATAGAAGAGCTAAAAGCGCATATAAGTAAAGCGTCTCCAGCAGGGCGCGGGGTGTTAACCAAAGCTGCGGCTAAGATGTCTCCGAAACAACAACAAGATTTTTTGGCTTCTCTACAACTAGGAGACGCGGAGTTCCAAACGGCAGTACAAGACCGTATGCCAGAAGGGGCTGATCCTGTAGACCCGAGCAGGTTTAGGCACCATGATTACGATATACCCGGAAAAAGTATGAATTTGACTTCTGCGGGGACTTACATAACCCCCAATAATCCAGAAGGTCGTAGCAGGACAGTACGCACTAGGTATGGGGATTATTCTCTTCCAGCAGAGCCAGATACAGTTAATACTTATGGATTAGGTAATAACCTTACGACTATAGCCCACGAGTACAGGCATAGACAAGGTTTAGAAGGGTTACCCCCCGGAAATACAGGCCCCACAAGGCGCTCATATGGCACGAACGCGGATTCAGCGGAGTACCTCAATACAATTCAAGACTTGATGGGGGTCGAGAACGAGAGAGAACTTAGGAAAGAGTTACAATTTACAGCTTTTGGTTTTAAAAACGCAGAGTGGAATAAGAAGTATCATACTCGCGCTTCTGAGATTGCTGAATTGGCAGAAGACCCAGATACCCCACTTGAGGAATTAGTTAAGGGAGCCAGATTTTTTTTAGATCACCACGCAACACAAAATATGACGCACGATGCAGTTACGCGTGGCGATAAGAATAAAAAGAAAGCAGAGGAGGCTGGAGAAGACCCCGCCTTTAAAGATACTATGTCTCCAGATAATTTTAGGACAAGTCGTTTTTACGATGAAAATATCAAAGAAAAAAGTTTCTTGGACAAACTCCGACAGGTAGTTAGGGATTAAACTATGGCAATTGAGAAGGGTATATATGCGGCACCAGAAGGTATAGATGACGTAGAGGAATCTGAACTAGAGATAGAAATAGTTAACCCTGAGATGGTTACTCTAGATGATGGTAGTGTAGAGATCACTATCATTCCGGGCGCTGAAGAATCTGACCTCATGGACTTCGATGCTAATCTAGTAGATGCGTTAGATGAAGGCTACCTAAACGAGTTAGCAGGTGACCTACTAGGTATGGTAGACGCTGACGTAGATAGCCGTAAAGAGTGGGCAGACACCTACGTTAAAGGGCTTGATATCCTAGGGTTTAAGTACGAAGAGCGTACTAGTCCTTGGCAAGGCGCTTGCGGTGTTAATTCTACCGTGCTTGCTGAAGCAGCTATCCGTTTTCAAGCAGAGACCATGAGTGAGACTTTTCCTGCTGCTGGCCCTGTACGAGTTAAGGTCTTAGGTAAAGAAACTAAAGACAAGTTAGAAGCCGCAGAGCGTGTCAAAGCCGACATGAATTACGAGCTTACAGAGAACATGGTTGAGTATCGCCCCGAACACGAGCGTATGCTATACAGCCTAGGGTTAGCGGGATCAGCGTTTAAGAAAGTTTACTTTGACCCTACTATGGGTAGACAAGTAGCGATCTACATTCCCGCAGAAGACGTTATCGTGCCATACGGCGCGTCCAACATAGAGTCGGCAGAGCGTGTTACTCATGTAATGCGTAAGACCAAGAATGAAATGTTGCGCCTACAAGTTAGTGGGTTCTATTCTGGTATAGAGTTGGGGGAACCAGCCCCGTTCCATACAGATATTGAAGAGAAAAAAGCCGAAGAAGGTGGTTACGACATCACCGACGATGACCGGTACACCGTTTACGAGATTCATGCTGAACTTGATATAGAAGGTGTGGATGAAGAAGACGGACTAGCAAAACCCTACATAGTCACAATTGAACGGGGCACAGGAGAGATACTTGCCATACGTCGTAATTGGGACGAGTCAGACATGCTAAATATGAAGCGTCAGCACTTTGTACATTACGTGTACGTGCCGGGATTTGGCTTCTACGGGCTTGGGTTGATACATATAGTAGGGGGGTACGCTAAAGCAGGAACGTCGATTATACGGCAACTAGTGGACGCTGGTACGTTAGCTAACTTACCGGGAGGTTTGAAGTCTCGTGGGTTACGTATCAAAGGTGATGATTCTCCTATAGAACCGGGAGAGTTTAAAGACGTTGATGTGCCATCAGGTAGCATCCGCGAAAACATCATGCCCCTACCGTACAAAGAACCTAGCCAAACCCTGCTGTCTCTACTTAACCAGATAACTACTGAAGGCCGTCGTTTAGGTGCTATCAGTGATATGAACATATCTGACATGTCCGCTAATGCCCCTGTAGGAACTACGTTGGCGCTACTAGAGCGCACGTTAAAACCAATGGCAGCGGTACAAGCTCGCGTACACTACGCTATGAAGTTAGAGTTTAAGATGCTCAAGGCTATAATGGCTGAAGAAGCGTCGATAGATTACGACTACATACCTAATAGAGGTGAAGTGTCAGCGCGTCAAGCCGACTACGCTATGGTCGATGTGATCCCTGTAAGTGATCCCAATAGCTCTACGATGGCGCAGCGAGTAGTGCAGTACCAAGCAGTGTTGCAGATGTCGCAACAAGCACCCCAGATATACAACCTCCCTCAATTGCATCGCCAGATGATTGAAGTGCTCGGCGTCAAGAACGCTGATAAGTTAGTCCCTACGGAAGATGATATTAGACCTACTGACCCCGTAAGCGAAAACATGAACGTGCTAACAGGTACCCCTATAAAAGCGTTCTTAAACCAAGACCACGAAGCGCATATAGCGGCGCACCAGTCGTTTATGCAAGACCCTATGGTTGCTCAAACTATCGGTCAGAACCCACAGGCACAGCAGATTATGGCTGCGCTACAAGCTCACTTAGCCGAGCATATAGGGTTCAGGTACCGTAAGCAGATGGAAGACAAGCTGGGCGTTACCCTACCACCACCGAATGAAGAGCTACCTGAAGAGATTGAAGTTCATCTATCTAAGCTCATATCGGAGGGCGGTAAACAGCTTACGCAACAACATCAGCAGGAAGCAGCACAGAAAGCAGCGCAACAACAGCAGCAAGACCCCGTACTCCAGATACAGCAAGCAGAGCTACAGGTTAAGCAGCAGGAAGTGCAGCGCAAAGCGCAGAAAGACCAGTCCGACATGCAGCTTAAACAAGCAGAGCTACAGCGCAAAACGCAAAAGGATCAAGCTGACGCGGCAATAGATCAGCAACAACTCGAAATCGAAAGGCAAGAGTTGGAAATAGATGCTCAGAAGGCGGGGGCTAAACTAGCTGCGGATAGAAGGACAGCTAATACTAAACTCGACCTAGACTTAATGAAGACAACTAGTGAGGTCAATAAAAAGCGCAAGGAATAAATAATGGCTAAAACCGTCTTTGACGTGCTCAAGAACAAAATCGAGGATGATATGTCCTCTGCAACAGAATTTCTAAGTAATGGGGGAGCTAAAGACTTCGCTCAGTATAAAGAAATAACAGGAATGCTACGAGGTCTCACTTCCTGCCTGAACCATGTAAATGACCTCTCGCGTAACTATATGGACGATGACGATGACTGATCTAACGATAGTACATAAAGAAGCAGAAAACGACGAAGAGCTTGACCTACAAATACCCACTCCTGTGGGGTACCGAGTCTTAGTAGCCATGCCAGAAGTAGAAAATACGTACGGCGAAACCGGCATTCTCAAATCCAGTAATGACATGCACAACGAATACATCATGTCCACTATTGGAGTTGTACTCGATATGGGTGCGGAAGCATATTCTGACAAAGAGCGTTTTCCTACTGGCCCTTGGTGTAAGACGGGGGACTATGTAATGTTCCGTGCCAATACTGGTACGCGGTTTAGAGTAGGTGGCGTTGAATATCGTCTGATGAATGATGATTCAATTGAAGCAGTGGTAAACGATCCTCGTGGCGTTACACGAGTGTGAGGAGTAGATAATGGGATTTGAAAAAGTAGAATACACCTTTCCTGACGAACAGGAAGACAAAGGTATAGAGATAGAAGACTCTAGTGCTATAGAAATTGACATATCTGGTAAACCCGCTCCAGAAGAAAAGCCTGCCGAAGAAGAAAAAGAAGTAGAGGTAGAGCTTGAGATTGTAGACGATACGCCGAAAGCAGATAGGGGGCGCAAGGCTTCTGCACCTCCCACAGACCTTACTGATGAGGAGTTAGAAGATTACTCAGATAAAGTCCGTAAGCGTATACAACACTTTAGTAAGGGCTACCATGATGAACGACGGGCTAAAGAATCAGCGCATCGTGAAAGACAGGAAATGGAAGCGTTTGCTAAGTCCCTTGTTGACGAGAACAACAAGTTAAAGGGTAGCGTAGAAAAGAATCAAGCAGCTTTACTAGAGCAGGCTAAAAAGAATTCCGCTATAGAAGTATTATCTGCAAAGCGGGCATACAAACGAGCGTATGAGGCCGGGGATGCAGATAAACTGTTAGATGCACAAGAAAAACTAACAAACGCTAAGATAAAGGCAGATAAACTAGGAGATTTTGAGCCAGAGTCTTTACAACAAGCAGAAATTCCTGTACAAATACCGCAAGAAGCTCCAATTCAGTCAGATACCAAAGCGTCCGCATGGGCAAATGAAAATTCTTGGTTCGGCTCCGATGACGAGATGACAGCTTATGCTATGGGTGTACACAGTAAGTTGGTTAAACAAGGTGTGGACACCGGTAGCGATGAATACTACGAGACTATTAATGCTCGTATGCGAAATACCTTTCCTGAAGAATTTGAGGAAACTGAAGAGTTAGAGGAAAAATCAAGTAAGCGACAGTCTAATGTGGTTGCCCCCGCTACGCGGAGCACAGCGCCTAAAAAGGTGCGATTAACGCAAACACAGGTGGCTATAGCTAAAAAACTTGGTGTGCCCTTAGACTTATACGCCAAAAAGGTTGCAGAAGAGATGAGGAAAGTATGATGGCTGAAAACAAAATTAAGCGTGAAGACACTACCCGTGAAAAAACGGCCCGCAAAGCGGCTTGGACTAGACCAGAAGTATTACCTTCTCCTAATCCTGAGCCGGGCTATGCATTTCGCTGGATTCGGGTGAGCACGCAAGGCACCGTTGACGCCACTAACGTATCATCAAAATTACGCGAAGGTTGGGAGCCAGTAAAAGCGTCAGACCACCCAGAGATTACTCTTGTGTCTATAGAGAACGAAAAGTTCAAGGATAACTTGATAATTGGTGGACTAATGCTATGTAAAGCCCCCGTTGAAATGGTTGACGAACGCAATACTTATTATAACGACCAAAGTAAAGCGCAGATGCAATCAGTAGATAACAGCCTAATGCGAGAGAACGACCCACGGATGCCGTTGTTTAACGACCGTAGGTCAAAAGTTACCTTTGGTAACGGAACTTAAATTAATCTAATAGGTGAAATAAATGGCAAGTACAGCCTCTCCATACGGGTTTGTTCCCGTACGTAAAGCTGACGGAACACCATATGCCGGTGCCCGTGACGCTTTTCTTATTACTCCTGCTGGCGTAGCTCAAAATATTGGCTATGGTTCTATTGTTGAACTAAATGCAGGATACGTCCAACTAGCTTCTGGCACTGGTGCAGACGCAACTACTAACAACCTTGGCGGCAGCAGTATTGGTGCTCTGGGTGTGTTCGTTGGTTGTGAATACATTAATGCTGAAGGTCAGTTGATCTTTGCTCAGTACTACCCATCAGGCACTGCTAATGCTACTGCTTACGTGGTAACTGATCCGGGTGTAACTTTCCAAGTACAAGCTGACGGCGCTATCGCTCAGACTGCTCTTGGTCACAATGCTCCTTTGACTGGTGCTCAGAATGCAACTACTTCTGTAAACACCTCCACTGGTAAATCCAACGTTGCGTTGGACGCTACTACTGCTACTGCAACTAAAGCGTTTAAAGTAATCGGTTTTGTAACTAAGCCCGGTTCTGCCATTGGCGACGCTAAGACTGATGTCTTGGTTAAATTTAACCTACCGTACCATCAAATGGGTACCGGCATCGTGGGAGAATAACTAGATGGCTATTTCAAGAAGTCAATTACTTAAAGAGCTGTTACCCGGACTGAATGCACTGTTTGGTTTGGAGTACGCGAAATATGGCGAAGAGCATAAAGAGATTTTCGAGACTGAAACCTCTGACCGTTCTTTTGAAGAAGAAACTAAACTGTCTGGTTTTGGCTCTGCCCCAACTAAGGCGGAAGGTTCTGCAATTGAGTATGACAACGCGCAGGAAGCATGGAGCGCACGTTATACGCACGAGACTGTGGCGATGGGCTTTAGTATTACTGAAGAAGCCATCGAAGATAACTTGTATGACTCTCTGTCATCTCGTTACACTAAAGCACTGGCTCGCGCTATGGCATACACTAAGCAAGTTAAAGCGTCAGATATCCTGAACAATGCTTTTGCTGCTGGCACCACTTACGGTGACGGGCAAGCTCTGTGTTCAACAGCGCATCCACTTGTTTCTGGGGGTACTAACTCCAACCGACCTACGGTTGCGGCTGACCTTAACGAAACTTCTCTGGAAGCAGCTATCATTCAGATTGCTGGCTATACCGATGAGCGTGGTCTTTTGATCGCGGCCAAGCCTAAGAAGCTAGTTATCCCACCTGCTCTACAGTTTGTTGCAACTCGTTTGCTTGAGACTGAGGGTCGTGTAGGAACGGCTGATAACGACATCAACGCCATTATGTCTAACGGCGCAGTACCCGGCGGATATGCGGTCAATCACTATCTGACTGACACCGACGCTTGGTTTATGATGACTGACGTACCTAACGGTTTGAAGCACTTCGTTCGTAGTCCTATGGCTACTTCTATGGATGCTGACTTCGATACCGGCAACAGCCGATACAAGGCTCGTGAACGCTACTCGTTTGGTGTTTCCGATCCACTAGGCATATACGGCTCTCCGGGGGCGTAACATGTTGCACTAAAGGGGGGCCTCGGCCCCTTTTTTTATGTTTGACTAAAAGACACACACTGTGATAAGTTATCTTACATCGGGAAACAATCCGGTGAATCTGACAGACCCGACTGACGACATGTAGACAGATTTGCCTTAACTCACATGTGAGAATCCTCTAATGGCGAATACTACTTTCTCTGGCCCTATTCGGGCAGGTAACATCCGTAATACTAACGGTACAACAGTAGGTACTGACGTAGCAAACGTTGGCTATGTTGTAATGACTCAGCAGTACGTAGCTGACTTGTCCGGTGGCGCACTAGCCGCTGTAGCCACTGATATCGTTATCCCCGCAAACTCTAAGATAGTTAACATCCTAGTTGACCTAGAAGTGGCAGCTAATGCTACTACCAACATCAGTGTTGGACAGGCAGGTGGTGGTGCAGCTACGTTCCTTAATACTCTGGCTTCTGGCACTAGTGTTGGCCTAAAGACTGTTACTACCCAAGGTGGTGGAACGCTAGCGTGGAAAGATACCGGTTCTTCTGACCTGCGTCTTACTGTAACTTCTTCAGCGGCTACTAACGCTGGTAGTGCGGTCATCACTGTAATGTATGCACAGGCGTTTAATACTGCAATTCAACCGTAAGGAATAGATTATGGCCGGTCAAGAAGTACGAGCTTATAACTTTGCGGCAAGTGATAGTGCTGCACTTGTAGGCCCATCACGCGGTAGACTGCAAGGTGTTCTAGTCAACGCCGCAGCCGCAGCCGCATTTACTATCCGTAGTGGAAGTGCCACGGGAGAAATTATACTTCAGTTAACCCTGCCTACTGGTTGGAATGACGTGTATATCCCAAATGATGGCATCCTCGCTAGCGATGGTTGTTTTGTTTCTGCCTTTACTGGCACGGGGAACACGATGACCCTGCTTATAGAGTGATACAGTGATGCGTAGTTACTATGCCAAAGGTGGGTCAGTACGTAAAAGCACCGGTATGAAGGGTATGAGCCAGAAGAGCGGCGATAAACGACCCACTAAGTCCGGTGCAGGTATGACTGCAAAGGGAGTAGCTAAGTATAGAAGAAATAACCCCGGTTCTAAGTTAAAAACTGCGGTTACTGAAGACAAACCAACAGGTAAGCGAGCTAGCAGGCGTAAGTCCTACTGTGCCCGTTCTGCTGGACAAATGAAGAAGTTTCCTAAAGCGGCTAAAGACCCCAATTCAAGGCTACGGCAAGCTAGGAAACGATGGAAATGCTAATTAAGGTGGTGATCTAGATGAAGAAGATGAATAAAGACAAAATTATGCAGATGATGGGCGATTCCGAGTCTAGCCCAATGCCTGCAAAGAAGAAACGCCCTAGTATGGGTGAAAGCAACGAAGGTATGCCTCGTATGAAAAAAGGCGGCAAGATTCGTGGCTGCGGTATGGCTCGCGGAGGGGCTGTACGTAAGTGCAAAATGGTTAAAATGAAGGGCGCTTAATGCGTAGGTACTACAAGCAAAGTAGCTGTGGTTGTGGCTATAAAAAAGGCGGTACAGTAAAAGACGCCTGCTACACCAAAGTAAAAAAGCAATATAAAGTGTTTCCGTCAGCTTACGCGTCGGGGGCTATTGCTAAATGCCGGAAGAAAAAGGCTGGTAAGTAATGCGAGCGTACTACAAGTCTGGTGGTAAGATACGCAAGACAGAAAAAGGCGCGTCTCTAAAACGGTGGTTCCAAGAAGATTGGAAAGACGTTAAAACTGGTAAGGCTTGTGGCCGTAAAAAAGGAGATGGACGTGGTACCCCGTATTGTAGGCCCTCTAAACGGGTATCTGAGAAGACTCCTAAGACTTCTGGCGAGATGTCTAGCGCCGAGAAGAAAAAGAAAGTAGCTGAGAAAAAGAGGTTAGGGCAACCGGCAGGTAAGCCTAGAAGAGTATCAGCCACTAAACGGAGAAACAAGTAATGGCTACATCAGGCACTTCCACGTTTAATATGGACTTCACAGAGATCGCTGAAGAAGCGTTTGAACGTGCTGGACGTGAGATGCGCTCTGGGTATGATCTTCGCACGGCCCGACGTTCTATGAACCTACTTACTATTGAGTGGCAGAACCGTGGTATTAACATGTGGACTATAGATAGTGGCACTGTTAATTTAGTTAAAGGGCAGACGCAGTATGACCTACCCGCAGACACTATAGACCTGCTAGAACAGCAAATACGCACCGGCAGCGGCAACGCAGCAACCCAATCTGATCTCACCCTAAGTCGTATTAGTGTAAGTACTTACGCGTCTATTCCTAACAAGTTAACACAAGGTAGGCCCATACAGATGTACATCGAGCGTTTACGCGACGCTCCTAAAGTTAACCTGTGGCCTATACCCGATACTAACGACTACGTTTTATACTACTGGCGTATGCGTAGAATAGAAGACGCAGGCAGTGGTATACAAACTGCGGACATGAATTTTAGATTCTTTCCTTGCCTAGTGGCAGGGTTAGCTTATTACATATCTATGAAGATACCGGAAATGGTTGATAGAGTCCCTATGCTAAAAGCTGTGTATGATGAACAGTTTGAATTAGCCGCAGGAGAAGACAGAGAGAAGACCTCAGCTAGGTTTACCCCCCGTATAGGGTACGTATAAACATGGCTAATCAATTTGCCTCTAATAAGATAGCCATAGCCTACTGTGATGTGTGTGGGTGGCAATACAAACTAAAAGAGCTAAAGAGCCTTATAGTTAAAGATAGAGACACTAATATAAAAGCGTGTCCCGAGTGTTGGGATGAAGACCAGCCCCAAAATAGACTAGGTGAGTTTCCAGTAAACGACCCGCAAGCATTACGTGGCCCACGGCCCGACACTAGTTTGGGTGAGTCAGGAGATTACAGTAGCAGAGGTACTCAGTGGGGTTGGAGTCCTGTAGGTGGCGGGTTTGATCCTTACAATCTAACACCCAACGTGCTAATTATGACTGGTAGTATAGGGCAAGTTACAGTAATAACTTAATAGGAGCAGTAAGATGCCAAAAGTAGGAAATAAAGAGTTTGCGTATACAGACGCAGGTAAAAAAGCTGCCAAGAAAGAAGCCAAGAAAACTGGCAAGTCTATGACTAGTGCTTACTCTAAAGGTGGTAAAGTTAAAGTTCGTGGTACTGGGGCCGCAACTAAAGGGTTATATGCCCGTGGCCCGATGGCATAGGCTATGAACTACACAGAACTGAAAGCTAATATCCAAGACATTTGTGAGAACTCATTTACAGATGACCAGCTTGCTATGTTTACGGAACAGGCCGAGCAAAAGATATATAACTCAGTTCAGATACCCGCGTTGCGTAAGAATGTTACAGGTACGCTATCTAACGGGAATCAGTACCTAGGTATGCCCACTGACTTTTTGTGGTCGTACTCTTTAGCGGTTATAGACGGTAGTGGTAATTACACGTTTCTTCTAAACAAAGACGTTAATTTTATACGTGAAGCCTACCCCAACAATACAGCTACTGGGCTACCAAAACACTACGCGTACTTTGATGATGACTCCTTTATAGTAGGGCCAACTCCTAACGCTGCATATAGTATGGAGCTTCATTACGGGTATTACCCCCAATCTATAGTTACCGCAGGTACTACGTGGTTAGGAGATGAATTTGACTCCGCACTGTTGAACGGGGCGCTGATAGAAGCAATACGGTTTATGAAGGGCGAGCCAGACATTGTAGCCAACTACGAGAAAATGTTTGTTTTGTCTATGGGACTATTAAAGAATCTTGGTGACGGTAAGTTACGAGAAGATACATACCGTTCTGGACAGTTCAGAACACCAGTTAGTTGAGGAACTAAAAAATGGCAATTTCACAAGCGATGTGTACTTCTTTTAAAATCGCTCTTTTAGATGGAGAGATGGACTTTAGTAGCAACACTGGACAAACTTTTAAAATCGCACTGTATACATCTAGTGCATCCCTAGGCGCAACTACTACAGCCTACGCTACTACTAACGAAGTGTCAGGTACAAATTACACTGCGGGGGGAAATACGTTAAGTATCTCTGCTAATCCTGCGGCGTCTGGTACTACAGCATTTTTAGACTTTGCGGATACTACGTGGTCAAACGCAACGATTACCGCTAGGGGCGCTCTTATATACAAGTCAGGAGGCAGTAACCCAGCGGTTGCAGTGCTTGATTTTGGGGCAGACAAAACGTCTACCGCAGGTGACTTCACTGTGCAATTCCCCGCAGCAGATGCTTCAAATGCTATAGTACGTATCGCTTAGGCCGGTTAGATGCCGTCTTCTGTAGAGTACATAGGTTGGGGTAAAGGCGCTTGGGGGCAAACCCCTTGGGGCACTGACTTAACAATTGTTTCAGTTGACGGTGTAGTAGGTACAGGTTCAGTCGGTACTGCTACAGTAGATGCAGAGGCAAACGCTCCGGTAACGGGTGTAGTAGGTACAGGTTCAGTCGGTACTGCTACAGTAGATGCAGAGGCAAACGTCTCAGTAACAGGCGTAGTAGGTACATCTCAACTAGGTACTGCTACAGTAGATGCAGAGGCAAACGCGCTAGTTACAGGCGTAGTAGCTACAGGTTCAGTCGGTACTGTTACAGTAGATGCAGAGGCAAACGTCTCAGTAACAGGCGTAGTAGGTACAGCCCAACTAGGTAATGTTACTTTTGCGCTAGGTATAACCATACCGGTTACTGGGTTAGAGGTAAACGCCGAACTAGGTACGGTAGTAGCTACTGCTGACGCAGATGTTTCCGTAATTGGAGTATCTGCTGTAGGATACATAGGTACAGTAAACATATGGGGAGAGGTTGACGATAACCAAGACCCCAACTGGCAAGCAATAAATGATGGGCAGACTCCAACATGGAACGGAGTAACAGATACACAAGCCCCTAATTGGCAGGCAATAAACGACAGCCAAACTCCAACGTGGAGTGAAGCAACAACTACACAAGACCCTAACTGGGACAGAATAGCCGCATGAGGTTTTACAAATGACAACGCAATATACTTCGATACTAAAACTCGCGCTCCCAGTACAGGGCGAACTTAGTGGTACTTGGGGAGATGTAGTAAACGACAATATAACTTCTATGGTAGAACAGGCCATAGCGGGGCGTGCAGTAGTTAATACGTGGTCAGGTAACTCCCATACACTTACAACGGCTAACGGCACAACCGCTGAATCCCGATGTGCAATGCTAGAGTTTACGGATACAGGATCAAATCTGTCAGCCGCTGGTACAGTTGTATGTCCAGCCCTCTCTAAAATATACATAGCAAAGAATGCATCAGGCGAGAATGTAACTCTAAAAACTTCTAGCGGTTCGGGTATCCTTGTCCCTAATGGTCGTACTATGTTCTTGTTCTGTGATGGAACTAATGTAGTTGAAGCAGTAACTAGCACCACCTCTTTGCAGCTAGGCACTAGCACTACAGTTACAGCGGTACTAGACGAAGATAACATGGCGTCTAACAGCGCCACATCTTTAGCCACTCAGCAGTCCATAAAAGCCTATGTAGACGCCCAAGTTGGGTCTTTCGACACTTTAGCCGAGGTTCTTGCTAATGGTAACACTACGGGTTCAACTGATATTGAAGTAACTTCCGCGCAAAAAGTCCAGTTCCGCGACTCAGCAATCTACATCAACTCAAGCGCAGACGGACAGCTTGATATTGTTGCGGATAATGAAGTCCAGATTGCTGCTACCACGATTGATATTAACGGCGCTATCAACGCAAGCGGT